AGGTCCGGCTGAACGACCGCCATCCGCGCCACCCGCGAAGCCATCGCCGCCGGTGACAAGCTGCCGCCGAGGCCGCCTACAAGGTTGCCGCCCAGAAGCTCGGACAAGGCTGCTGGCGCTGGCGTGATCCACAAGAACCAGGCCGCCAACCGCAAGTCCGGCCTCGCTGTTGCGATCAACGCTCTGTGAGCATAAGCCTCTTAAGGTTTTAGAAAGTCCCGCAAGTCATCTGGCTTGCGGGACTTTTTGTATCTCCGTTCAAAGAGGTACATTGGCGGTCTTGCGAAATGACATCTCCGTTCAGAGAGGTACCGAATACGGGAAAAACCAACTATAAACGCCATCATTGCAACACTTATACTCAGCGTTTCGTGCTTCAGGTACCTCTTTGAAAGCAGTTAGCATTCTGCAGAAGGCCAGATGTACCTCTTTGAAGACAGTTAGCCCTGAGGCGGCCTTGAACCATCCTGAGGCTTGTCTTCTTCGTCCTTGGTATTGGGGGTATCGCCGGTATCGGCGTGCGGATGAATGACCGGGCGCTTGAGATATCGGCTTTCGCTGGGCAGGTAGACGCGATGACGTTCGACGGCTCCGGGCAGAGTGACGCTGAAGCCTACCGAGAGCAGTCGCAGCGCCACCACGATGATGACGATCAGCACGTCGAGCAGCATTTCCGAGCGCATGTCGAACCAGCCGTAGCTTACGCCGCGCCATACCAGCACGGTCAGGATGCAGCCGATGAACGAAGGCACAGCATAGAGGTGTTTGTCTCGAATAATCATTGGCACGTCGCCAATGAAGATGTCACGAATGAGCCGCCGGCCAGTGCTGTGAACATGCCAAGGAATACGGCTGTCATGCCTGAGGAACCGTAGGCCAGAGCTTTTGCGGTGCCGCTGACTGCGAATAGTCCGAGGCCCAGAGCATCGATGACAGTCATCGTCCATTTGAGTTTGGTGATCTCCGGATGGGCCACCACCACGATAATGCCGGAAAACAGCGTGGTGAGCACATAGCCTTTGTCGGTGATGCCGACCGGCGGCAGGGCACCGAGCATCACGTCGCGCACAAGACCGCCGCCGAGTGCGGTAAGCCATCCGCACAGCATGATGGTGAAGATGTCGTAGCCCTTGCGAATGGCGGCAAGTCCGCCCGATAATCCCCAACACAGGATTGCTAAATACTCGATGACCACAAAAACGATGTTGTTCTCCAACGCCACCTGCATGAGCCACTCCCCTCTGGTACCGCTTCGGTTCGTCTCAGTCCGTCTTCGTTCTGTTCCCGTTCATCCTTATTCGGCGCTACAGCCCGTCGTACCCGAGCCTACAACAGGCCTTGCCTGAGTAGTATGGCCGGGGAGGAAGGGGCCACTAAGACGTGAATAGGATGGCAATGACGCCAGCTTGCCGGTAGTCGTTGGCAACTCAGCCCCTCTAGGTTTTACGATCTGTAATCAAAAAACATGTATGGACTTAATCGTTGTTGATTTCTGATTCAATCAAGGCGACTTTTTCTTCGACATCACGCAAGCGATTGCGCAGTGCGGACTCGATATCGATGCCGTCAACGCGGGCCTTGCGCACGACGGCGAGGATTTCATCGGCGTAGGCATCGGCCTTCTCCCGTTCAGCGGAATTGTCGCCGCTTGATTCGGATTGGTTCGCCGCTTGAGGATGTACATCATCTCGCTGAGCATCAGCCGCAGCCGGCTCATCAAACGCCGCGAACACTCTATCAGCATTCGGCGATTTGGAGATGCGAGAAACGACTTTGGCCGCGCGAGGCAACGCACCTTGAGCGCGGGAAATGCCTCAAGCACGGATTTACGATGCTTTTCCTGCTGTTTCATCTTTTCCCATAGAGCCAGCACAGCTTCCGGGGATTCGGGTTGGGCAGCTTCTCCCCCGTCGTTACTGTCAGCATCAAAAGCATCAGAAGAATCAGAGGAATTGCCTGCATCATCAGCCGCAAACACATGCGGATGCCGAGTGATGAGCTTGTTCACCAACCGATCGGCGACCTCATCAATACCGAACGGGTCCTCAGTATCCGATTCGCAGACCCGCGCCTGAAACACGGATTGCAGCAACACATCACCCAGTTCCTCGCGCATGTTGTCACGGTCGTGAGTCTCCACCGCGTCGACGTATTCGTAGGTTTCCTCGAGCAGATTCTTGAGCAGCGACTTGTTCGTCTGCTTGCCGTCCCACGGGCAGCCGCCCGGCGAATACAGCACATCCACCACGGCCTTGACCCGGTCCAGCGCCGTCGCTGCCTCAGCCACCGGCTTCAATTTCGAGCAGTGTTCGAAGCCTGACGGCAAACGGTAGGCTGAAGCATGGTATTCCGTCATGTCACTCATCTTGCTCATAGGTTTGCTCCTGTTCTCATCTGGATGAACCATAACCACCCCCCGCAACGTGCAGAAGACCTAGATCATATTATTTGTTGCGGAATGTTGCTAAATCCATCTGTATCTCTCTAGCCAAGAACATTTCCAATACGCCAAGACCCTTGGAATTGTTGCTGTTCCAAGGGGTCTTAGTCAGAAACAAAAGGTGCTAGTTCAGCACACCTTCCACATCCAGTAACGTATAATGAAATCAACGGCTCCCACGGAAAGAACGGCGGAATTCCAACGATTTGATACGATTGGTATACCATTGGAATACCATTCGCCACGGATTGTTTGTTGGAGAATGTTGGAGAATGGAGGATGTTGAATGCCTAGGATAAGGAAAACCGGAGCGGTCTACCCCATCCGCCACGAGCAGCGGAAGACACTCAAGGACGGCACGGTAAAGACATACGTGAACTGGCAGGCCAAGGTGGACGGCCGATGGGTGTCCGCCAAGACCTACAAGGAATGCGACAGGAAGATAGCCGAAGCCCTCAAGGAGAAAACCGAATGGGGCATGGGCGTAGACCGCGCCACCCGGCTCGGCGAGTACGCGGAACGCTGGTTCGAGCTGAAACGACGCGACCTGAAACCCAAGTCCATCAACAACTATGCGAGCCTCATAAGCGTGCACCTGTGCAAGTACGCGAACGAGAAGCTGGGCGAAGTGACCGCCTCGGCGGTGCAGCGCATGATAGCCAACATGCGCAACCTCGACGGCACCCATGCTCGTACAACCGGCAGCTTGGCTTCTACAACATCCTTAACCAGATATTCAAGCGGCGGTGGCCGACCGGCTGATACCCACCAGTCCGGTCACCAGCGCGGCAAGGCCGAAACGCAGGGACACGGGATTGGCCGGGGACCGGCGCACCATCAACGGGCCCGTGGCCGTGTCGGCGGACAGGCGCAGCGGCACGCAGGACCGCAAGGCGTTCACCGTGGAGCAGATGCAGGACATGCTCGAAGCGTCCTCCGATGACCTGTTTCTGGGGGCACGCCAATGGTGGCGTCTGCTCACCGGCATGAGGCAGGGGGAGATACTGGGAGCCACGTTGGACGATCTCGACCTGTGGCGGGACAAGACGTTGGAAACCCCGGACAGCGGCGAGATATGGATAGGCACCTACACGGTGAACTGGAAACTGGAAAGCCTTGACAAGGAGCATGGGTGTGGGGAGCCCGGCAGGGACGGAAGGTACCCGTGCGGTTTCAAACGGCCTTCGAGCTGTCCCCGATACCGGTGGAGGGTGCCTGACGGATACGACATGATACACCTGTGCAAGGGGTATGCCCTGACGCCGCCGAAGTCCGCGAGAGGCAAGGTCGTGCCGATAATCCCCCAGTTGCACCGTCGTGCACCGGTATCTGGAGGCCACGGAGAATATCATCCCGAACCCGTATAACCTGATATTCAGGACGCGCGAGGGTATGCCGTTGGCCGCGTTGGATGACAGGGCCGGTTTCCGCGACCTCATGCGCAGGGCGGGCATCCCCGACTACGAGAACCGGTACGGGCATGAATGCCGCAACTCCGTCGTATCGCTCCTGTTCCACATGAAGGTTGATCCCGGCATCATCCAACGCATCGTCGGCCATTCGAGCATAGCCATGAGCGAGCATTACCGCACTGTGCCCGTGGAGGATTTGATGCGAGGCATGGAGACGATAGGCGACGGGCTCGGTCTGAAGCAGATCGAATGGAAGGCGTGAACTGGCGCGCCGAAACTTGCCGGCCATACAATAGGAGAGTAAGTTATTCGGCTCACCCTGACCGAGATTCCAAGGAGGTGGCATGGGCAAACTGGTATGGGAGGACGCGCGCGAACACGCGCAAGATGTCCTTGAGAATTATTGGGACGGGAAGTTCCCCGTCAAAATCGCCGCCATCAGTAAAGCCATGGGCGTCATCCCCTATCAGGCCTCATTGCTGCGGGCGTTTCTGGCATGATTGTGAAGAAACCCAGCGAACAGGCCCGCTCCTATGTCGAGGCATCCGACATCGAGACCCGTCGCCGGTTCACATTGGCGCACGAATTGGGCACTACGTCGAACGTGTGGACGTATCCGACGACAATGATTTCTCGTTCGTGGAAAAACGCGAGCCCGGCCAGTACGATCTGCATGAGTTCTATGCCGACGAGTTCGCTGGCGCATTGCTCATGCCCGAACAACCGTTCATGAAAATGCTGGACGAGAACGTCAGCCTCATCGAGATAGCCGCCCGGTTCGGGGTCTCATTGGACGCCGCCCGCAAACGCCGGGAAAGACTCAGAAGGAATCCACCGGAGAAGGACTGACCGATGACGGCTGACCTCGATGAACCTTATCTTGATCAGAACACGGACGCTCTGGGCGGGAAAGCAGGTGACGACACGGCGGTGGGCCGGTTGCCCGACGAGGGAGTCGCCCGAGTCGAGAGCGAAGCCAGGGAACGCTCCGAATTGACAGACGGCTGGAGGATATGAGCCGAAACGATTCACCCGGCTCGAACAAGTCGGACGCCTCGGCTTTGACCTCTATCACGGGATGGCATCCTTTCCTCAGGTTCCTGTTCAGGGTGGCCGACATGGAATACGCCTTCGAAAACAACAGGGCCATCCGCGTCCATCGATTCATCCGCGAACATAAATGGATATTCCGCATATGCTTCTGGGCGGATTGGGCCATCGTAGCAATCGGCAGCATGGGCGTGGTGGCAGTCGTGATTTTCGCCGCGTTGAAAACGCTTGGCCTTGTCTGACCACCATTTTGTAGAGTTCAACAGAATGGTCTCGTTCTCCAATACAGGAGGAAAGGTCGGGGAACAGCCTGGCCCCGGTCGGAACCGAGGTTGACACCATGCGTGCCGCTAAGCATAATTGAAGTGTCTCATGAAACGTTAATAGCCAACCGAAATAAGCAAAACATACTTGGATGGTGAGCGTCTGGTATGCGTCAAGTGCCGTGGCCCCAGCAGGGTCACGGCACTTTTCATACGAACAGCAATGGTCCCGTCCTCCAATACAGGAAGACGGGACCATTCATGTTCCTAGCGGCTTGTTCATTGGGCAAGTTGCATGATTCTAGCGGATACACTCGGAATCGTTATGTTGCCGCCCATCGTGGACTCATAGGTTATCGTCCCATCAGTGGTGCCCCACAAATCAACTATGTCATCCTCCAGAAGTCGATTATCGTTGCCGGTGCGCATGTATGAGACGAATATGACCTTGTTGGAATCCCAGATTCCATAATCGCCCTGCTCCACGCTGACTCGATATTGAGTGTCAATATCACCTTCAATGACCTGTACGATTTTCCCATGGAAATGGACGCGCTTGCCCTTGTTCGCATCAGGGTTTCGAGCCAGATCATCGAAAGGTATATCCTGCGCGGACGCCTTGAACTGGTCATCTGATTCATCGGCCGTGACGGAGAAGGTCGCCTCGAACCCCTTGAACTCCACGGTGAACTCCTGCGTCTGACCCGCTTGAAGCTTACCGGGGTTCTTGACGGTGAAGCCCGATATTCCGTCCCTTGTGGAGCCATCGTCATACGTGGCCGTCACGTCTATGCCTTCGGTCGAATTATTTATCTCGGTGCCATCGGCCGTCGAACCCGAATACTCGGCTGTGATTCCAGTCAACGATTTAGGTTTCGGGGTTTCCTTGGTCTTGGAACTCTGGGAGGGGTCGGAGGTCGCAGGCGCGGTTGCGTCGTTCTTGCTGCTTCGATACCGGACGCGGCCAAGCCGACAATCAATATGAAGACAATGATGCCAGCAATCGCGGCACCTGCGAGGCTGAGGACGAATTGCCATATCTTCATGGTGATTGTTTTTTGCGGCGGGCTTCAATCCGCGCGGCTGCCCCGAGGGAAAGTACGGGTCAAGCGGATGTGGGGCCACATATTGCCCGGCCTGCGGTTGTTGCGACTGTGGCGCGTATGCACCGTATGTGGGAGTCGGTTATGGCGTGGGCTTATCGGCAGACTGCCGCGACGATGGTTGACCGCCCGATTCGACCGGCTGCTGTAATACGGGTGGTTGTTCTGGTTCACTCATTTTTTGTCTCTTCTCTCCATTGGGGTTGGTGAGCTAATTGTATCCACGAACGTGTTCCCTGATTGCAAGAAACACGGATAAGGTACATAATCATGCGGCCCGTGCGGCAAGATTGTCATGCAGCCATCGCCGGTAGTCCAACAGGACGCCGACGGTGATGCCCAGTTCCTGCGCCATCGCGTAGGGTTCTCCCCGTACAGGTCTTCCGTGCGCATGTATTCGATGGGATTAATCAGAGAGAACGCGGTCTCCTTGCGGGTGAGGCGTTCTTCTTTCTCCCGGCTCAGTAATCCGAGCCCGTCATCGAAGTGTTTTGCGTGGATAAGCTCATGCTGCAACGTGCATACCCGTTGTTCCATGCTCATGGTGGGGTCGATGTACGCGGTGCGGGTATCGGGATCGTATTCCCCGCACTGCGTCCCGTCGAACTCCTTATCCTCTATGAGGACTCCCATGTGTCGGGCCTCAATGGTGAGGTCAGTCCATGTTTTCACGCCCGGACTCCGCCTGCTTGTTCTCATCCCGATAAGCGGCCTTCTCCACCTGTATCTTCTTGCCTATGACCTTTTCGAGCTGGGACGCCACCGAGGCTGTCTCGGATACCGGCTGGCGCAATGTTTCCTTGGTGAGGCGAGCCAGTTCGATCATCAGCGAACGGCCGGTGGTGCCCGACAATGCGGCAAGAGCATCTACGTCGTTGGTGTCGATGGCCCTTTTGCCGTTGACCCTTTCGCTGACATACGCTTCGGTGAAACCGAGGTATTCAGCAATCTGACGCTGCCTTACCTTGTGCGCCTTCATGTACTTTTTATACTCCGTCGCAAATGCCAAGGCGAACGCAGACATTTCGCGGAAATCATTTGGATTAGCCATACTTAAATCTTAGCATATGCGATACGGCGTGTCTAGTCTTGACAGAACTTGGCATATGCTATGTTAATAGACATGAGCAGCACACAGAAACTAACAACAGCCGGTATTCGATACCGACTCTTCATCGCACAGAAAAGCCTCCGATGGCTTGCAGCGAAACTCGGATGGGATGTAAGCAAACTATCCCGCCGACTCGCCGGCCAGCCGGCCTTCAAAGTCGATGAATTGGACATGATCTGCGAAGCGCTCGGAGTCAGTTTCGAGGAACTGCTCACCATCCAGTGGACATGCATGAGAAGTTCTTCGGCGCTGAGACGCCTGACTTGGAGGTGACGGCATGACTCAGAAGGAGAGTCGCTCACACCTCTACATGATCTGGTCAAGCATGAAGCGCCGTTGCGAGAACCCGAACATGCCGAACTACAAGTATTACGGTGCGAAAGGCATCAAGGTTTGCGGAGAATGGCATTCATTCCCGAAATTCAAGGAATGGGCTAAAGCCAACGGTTATGTTGACGGACTCTCGTTAGATCGCATCGACAGCAGCAGGGACTACGAGCCCGATAACTGTCAGTGGATGACGCTCAGTGATAACGCCACCAAATCATTGGAACGAATAGTCACCGTCGATGGGGTGGAGGGGAATGTTCGAGCATGGGCCAAGTTGCTTGATTGCAGCCCTGGCAACATCTCCTATCACATTTACGGCAAAGGCGTTCCAGTTGAGGAGTTCATTAGACGCCGAGCAAGATACGGGAAAAACCAGAGAGTTGTTCGGAACCCATCTGAGAGGACCGTGAAAGCCATGAGGCGTTTGAACCGCAAACTGGTCGAGCTGACCGAATCGGTCGGAGCCTTGCAAGGCGAACTTGACTTCTCTGAAGAGCAGCGTCTTTCTGAGTCTCCTGTATTGGAGGTAACAGCATGAGTCGTCACAGTGAAATCGCGGTCGGGGCGACATTCCCGGAGGACTTTCGGAAAAAATTTCTTGAACTTGTCGGGGAGTTCGATGACACAATGCTCCCCGAGCAGACGCCAAGCATCGAGTTCGACTGGAACGGCAAAGGCGAAGCGCTTATCACCTACCGGAAAATGGTGGTGGTGGACGCCGCCAAAGCAAAGGAATGGATTGACGGCGCTCTGGCGCATGTCAGCGAGCCGGGGGAACAAGAGCCGTCACAAACTCCGTCTCCCCGTTCGAGAAGCGAATAGACAACCCCTTGTGCCCGGACAGGAAAGAGCTGGCGGCTTTCAACTCCAAGCTCTCTCCCGGCTTCACCACGAAGGGAAGCTCCTTGCCCGAATCCCACGGACGAGCGAACGGACTGACGTTTCCTGAGTAATCAAGAACTTGAATCACAGTCAACGGCTTGTCTGAGATATTGCGAACCGCATAGCATTCACCGTCCGCACTGTAGGGCTTACTCCAATACTCCATATTCACCTCCTCTCCGAAAGAGAACACCATGAACACATCAAATCGTAGCCCAGCAGTCAACGAGACGAAGAATGAAGCCCCTGAGATTTACAGCGGAAAGGTAGGAGTGGAGATCGTACCGGACATGCGCAAGCTCAGGAGCTTCGCCAAGGACTTCATCGCCCTCGTGGACAGTTACTGGCCGGAGACCCCCGGTGGAGTAGACGAACGCGAGCAAGCCTCGCAAGCATCATGGAAGACGCCTTGCCGCAACGTTCGTCTGATGATGGACCGATACGAATCGAAGAATCATGTACAAGACTAAGTCCAAGACCAATGAGCATGGGAAACATGTCTATGACTCCCCTGCTATCGGCAAGGTGATGTACGACCCGTTGGAGGCGGATGTCACGAAGACCTTTGAAGCCCACATTTTCAAAGGCGAGGCGCATCCGGGATACGTAAAGGTGACGGCACCGCTTTCCATATGCGAAAAACTGACCCCGGAACAGGCCCGCGAGATAGCGAAAGCACTCAATGATCTGGCGGATAAGGCCGAATCCTTTCCGAAGGGACTTAACCCGATAGGCAGGTGGCGATATGAGTGACGGCAACTATTCGTATGTCTCGGATTCGTCGGAGCGTGTTGCCAACGAGCTGAACATTCTCAACACGTGGATGGCTCAGATCGTGGAAACCGGGCTTCCCCAAATCTCCGCGCAGTTGGCGGAAATCTGGGGAGAACAAGCCAAGCGTCGTGAGTCAGACTCCGAGTTTGTCCAGACGGTCGGAAAGCTCGCGCTGGTTGGCGGTAATAACGTCAATGGCCTTGGCTGTGGAGTCCATCGACGTTTTGATGTGTCTCAGCCAGGTCTCGGCGTTGTTGGAGGCGTTCAGGAAGCTCATGTCTCCCCTGATCTCCCGAGCCGCTTTTTGAAGCGCGTCGATGTCGGTCATTTTTCATTCTTCCTTTCGGGTTTGGCATGTGGTTTGGCGATTACAAGCCTAATCCGAAAGGGCCTTTAAACGATATTCACAAGAAAGAGAAAACAATGGTCAGCCAAAATCGTAACCTTTCCCAGAAGCTCGTGGTCGAGGAACGTCACACCCGTGAATACTTCACCGGCAACGTCACTGCCGAAGGTCTTATCAACGCGGAAATCGACACCGATTACGGTGCCCGCCCCCTCACTCCAAGTCAGGCGCGTTTCGCCGCCAAGGCCCTTGAAGACCTGGCCGACTGCGCCGAGAGAAGAACGAGGAATAACAAGTCCTGCCGCAGTGGGTCGTTTTTTATCCACCTATCGACTACAGGCAAATAAATACCATACTGCGATCTGCTGCGGCAACCATCGGCCGGAACTTCGGGGTGTCTGGACACGCACCATCGCCGCCACACCATAGGACTCGTCATCCATCTCTCAGAAACCAGAAACACGGTGGCGGCAAGGGCGTTCTCGGTTCGAATCCGAGTCCGGCCACGAGGAAAGGACATGTCATGAACAGGAAAACCTATGGGGCGCACTGCTCCGGCTGGCAGCATTCCACGGACGAACGCCGCCACATGATCGAGAACCTTACGCTGCTTGCCGTCATGACGGTGACGGTATGCGGGTTCCTTGTCCTCGCGTTCCAACCGTATGCGGGACCGTGGAGCATTCTGGGCGGTCTTGCTGCTGCCTGTGCCCACTTGACGTTCGCTACATCCTACGCGAGTAGCCATAATGCTTCCGGCCGGGGGTCTTTTTATTCCTTACTTTCCTCCCTGGCCGGTGGAGCCAAGCGCACGGTGGCCGTGGTCGTGAAGCGTTCCGATGTCATGGACTTCACGATCACACCCGGGTTCGACTCCCGCTTGGCGCTCAGAAAAATTTAACCCCTTCGCGTCCTTGCGTCGAAACCAGCAAAACAAGGGTTTCGGACGTGTCAGCACCGGCGTAGAAGGACAACCAAATAATCAAGCCCAGTGGAGGGAAACAATCATGGAACTCACCCCATTCGACCGTATGAGACTACTCAACGAGGCGCGTGGACTATTGCCGCAGGACGAGCTTGAACGTCGGGCGCGCGTGATTCTCGACGATCCAGCCGCTCCTTCTGAGACGTCGAAGAAACCTGACTCGCCTCGTCTCATCATCAGCGACTTCCTGCGCTCGAAAGGATTCGAGCCGATGAAGAAAAGCGCCCTGCATTTCGGCTCCCGTCTTGCCGAGAACTACAAGATGAAGTTCGGCGCCTACCGCCGAAGCACGGGAAGCCCTACATCTACTACGAGATCGACCGGCCTCTCATGGAGGAGACGTGGGCTCAGATTCAGACGGAGGACGCCGACTGATGCATCTGATTTCAACTCCATCGCCAAAGCAATCCGTTATCTCGGTGATTGCGTCCGTTATCTCGCGGACAAGTATGTGGCCGTGAACGATCGCGTGTACTCGGATTGGAACGAGGCCTCGAAGGTCGTGGGAGACGTTGGCCGTGACCATGTGGCCGATTATGCGGAGGCCTCTCACAAGCAGGGCAAGTCGCGTACTTGGCGTCACAGTCACCTGATGGAACGTGAAGAACAACTGTCCATGCAGTCAAGGGGTTCTCATGTTGACCCCGAATGATGTCCGGCATAGAAAGTTCCGCACGTATCGTTCCCTGCTTTACGGAGAGGTCTACGACGCGGAGGACGTTGACGATTTTCTCGACTCGGTGCCGACACCATCAAGGTTTTAGGCAAGGAAGTACTCAAAGCAAGAAAGGAGTGGCAATGACCGTCGAGCAGATGGCCGATGACGATTACTTCGCGTTTGACGCGGTGGACCAGACCGCGTTGAAGAAGTATCTGGTCAGCCCGTTGGCGTATTCGCAGTATCTGACCGGCGAGCATTCGTCCTCCCCCAGTTCGAGTTCGGGAAGGCGGCTCACAGTCTCATATTGGGCAGTGGCCCCGAGGTGCTGGTGAAACCGAACCTACGCACCAAGGAAGGCAAAGCCAGGTATGCGGAGACATTGAAACTGCATGAGGGCGAGGATATCGTATGGCTTTCCCCCGATGATGTGGAGAAGGTCGAGGCCATGCGAGATATGGTTGGAGATTTCTTCACGAAGCTGGATGGTCAGCCGGAGGTGGCGATGATCGCCGCCGACCCTGATACCGGATTGTTGATTAAGGGCAAGGCGGACTGGTTGCCGTCCACTCCCGACCCGGATGGTGTGCTGCGTATCCGTGATTACAAGACCACGGTGAAGTCGCCGGACGAGTTCGAGCGTTCCTGCTGGCAGTACGGTATCACATTCAGGCCGCGTTCTACATGCGTCTCTACCGGTTGACGATGCCCGAATATAAGGGGCCGTTGGGTTTCGAGTTCGTCGTGCAGGAGAAGAACCCGCCGTTCGACTGGATGCGCTACGAGATTCAGGAGGATTCGCCCATCATCACCGAACTGGCGGAACCGAAGATAAACCACGCCTTGCAGGGCATCAGATGGTTCCGTGACAACACGGAGGACCCGTTGGAGGCCATGAGGGCCTACGGGTTGCCTAAATACCCGAAGGATGTCGTGTTCCCCGACTGGAAGCTGTTGGAGGAAGAGGAGGAGATTGAATCATGGCGGTAATTAAGAAGGACGCTCAGGGCGGTCGTGGCACGTATGCGACCCTGGCTCAGGTCGTGAACTATGTGGACGAGCAGGGGTTCGACCTGCAATGGCCGACCCAGTTGGTTGACGGACGCCTGTATGTGGATACGGCCGTCAGGAAGAAGGGCACGGACAAGTGGATTGCCAGTAATTGTCTTATCCCGGTCGAGGTGGGTGATTCGCGTGGCATGAGCGTCATGCAGGCCCTCGGTTCCGCATTGACGTATGCGCGACGCTACAGCACTTGCGGCGCGTTCGGACTGGCGACCACGGATGATGACGGTGAGACGAGCGGCTACAAAAAGCGTTCCGTCAAGGGTATGACCGACGAGCAGAAAACACAGATCGACCGGATTCTTGAAGACTGCAAGATTCCGGTGGGTCAGGAGAACGGTTTCATCGGCAACGTCCTGCAAACGCGGGTCGCTTATGGCACGTTGACCGAATATCAGGCGCAACGGTTCATCGACGCTTATCGACAGCATAACGACAAGGTTAAGGAGGCTCCCAGTGAGCAGTGAGATTGGTTTGAACGACGTGAAGCCGGGCATGTGGGTTGAGTTTGATGATGCGGACGGGCATTATGCGGGCGAACTGCATGAGATGAAGAACCAGGAAAGCATGGTGGACGTTCTCATCATGAGTATGGGCCATAAGCCGCCACTGTACATCGAGACCGAGGATGAAGGCAATCTCGTGGTTTTCTTGGATTTTGGCGATGGGTACAGTACCGGTTCCGCTCGGAACGTGCATGTGTACGAGTCGAAGCCCGAGACGGAATCCGTCAAGCAGGCTGAAGATGATGACAAGAAACCGTTCTGGAAAGGCAAGACCTGCGGGGAGCTGGAAGGGCTGCGTGTCAAGATAACGTGGAATAACGGCGACACGATGACCTGTACGCTCGACATGGTGGGAAACGTTGCTCATTGCGTCTCTCTTTCTCCCGCCATTCGTTCATCCTCGACTTTCGTCCCTTACTCCGGTATCAAGTCCATCGAACTGGTGGATGATGCTTTCCGTGAGCGTATCACCGATATCACGAAGGTTCGCCCCGGCGACAAAGTGGTGATGAAGAGCGGCAACGAGTACACGGTGAAGAAGACGGATTCTGACCGTATTGGCGGACAGACCCTGTGCCTGAGTATCGGGGAGCTCGGCTTTCCGGACGGGTGGTGGGTGGATGACTCCTTTTTCCAATATGCGTACCGCGGACCGTACACGATGGATAACCTTCCGAAGGAGCCGGGCTTCTACAAGGCTCGCACCGAATCGGTGTGGAAGCATGACGGCAAACGTTGGATGCCGGTGCTCTCCCATGATGGCACCATCGCCCCCGCCTTCCCATGCCAGTCCCAATCCCGCAGCCAGTTCTTCAAGACCAGTGTCCGGATGATCGTTTCCCGTTCACGAAGGTGGAGGCGAGCTTCGAGTGACTTTCACCCCGAGGCCGGGCTGCAAGTGCGCCAGATGCCTGTGGGCTCACGGGGACAAGATCACGCTCCCCCAATGCCCCACATGCGGTGCCGTTGATTGCGCCGGAGCCCAATCACACATGCTGGTCTGCAACAGGCGGGCCATGGAGAAACACAAGACGAACAATTACAGGAGGAATGCGTAATGGCCGGAGAACCAAGCATCGAGTTTACCGGATATGCGGGAGAGATCAAGGATTTTCAGGATTCCAGTATTCTCAACGTCAGCGTCCATCCGGGTTACACGGATAAGAACACGAACCAGTGGGTTGACAAGGAGCCTCAGTTCTATGGTGTGCGTCCCTTGTCGAATCAGGCGAAGGATGCTTTGAATCAGGTTCGCCAGTTGAAGTCCCAGCCGAACATGAGCGTGAAGGTTCTTGTGAACGGCAGCTTGTCCAAAAGAGTGTCGGAAAAGGATGGGAAACGGTATGAGAATTGGGATGTCGCGGCCCGCACCATTGCGGTGTTGAGCGCGAAACCCAAGGCCCAGCAGTCTGGTTTCCAACAGTCGCAGCAGCAGTATCAGCAAGGATTCCAGCAGCCGCAACAGGGATTCCAGCAACCGCAACAGCAGTATCAGCAGCCTACGGACCGTGGAGCCAACCCCAGGACGAATACGGAAATGGGCAGATCTAACCCGTCCCAACACGTCAAGGATTTGGTGGACGCACGCGACCAATACCGGTGCGTCCGCTGCGGCAAACCATTCCATTGGAGCGGTTTCAGCCGGCATCATCGCAGACTCCGGTCACACAAGTGCCGGGACTGCATGAGGCGTCGAACCTCATCTTGGCGTGTGGGAGTGGCGATACGGGATGTCATGGGTGGATTCACGCCCATCCGCGTGAGGCCATGAGCTTGGGGTACATCGTGAGCGGTTTCAACGATCACCCGAACTGGTGCCGATTCTCACCGCCCAACATGGTTGGGTGCTTCTGGACGATAAGGGAGGTTGGACGCGATGCGAACCGCCGAAGCAGTAAGCCTGTTGTTCATCCTGTTCTGCCGTGACCCGCAGTTTCGGCGGGCGTTGTACAAGCTCGACCCTGTGTTGTTCCGCAGGTTCACTAATGGGGAGGTGTGGCTGTGAACGTTGATGACATGACCGATGAGGAGTTCATCGACTATTGCCGGAACGGCGGCGAACTGTCCGGCTGATAACTGAACGTCATCCGAAATGCGATTGGTGCGGTGGCATGTGCCGGGTCGGCAAGGATGGCATGTGCCGGAACTGTCGTGTCAGGGAACGGCGTCGAACCGACCCGAGTATGCGCAGCATCTGCGTGATCTGGCGAATCGGCGGAACGCTCGTAATCGTGAGAAACGTAATGAGTATGCACGCCGGTACCGGTCGGAGCATTTGGCTCAGGCTCGGGCTTCGGCTCGTAAGTATGCCGCCGCCCATCAGCGTGAGATGGCTGAATACCATCGCCGTTGGAGGTCGGAGCATCCCGAGAAATACGCCCAGTATGAGGCGAAGCGGAAACGTAAACGACAACTAGCCAAGGAGGCTGTCAATGAGTGAGAAACCCTTCTGGGAAGGCAAGACCTGCAAGGAGATGGCCGGACTGCACGTCAAGGCCACATGGAAGAACGGCACCATTGTTACTGGAGTGTTAGATGACACAGGAGATATTGATTTAGGCGATAACCGTTCTTTGTACACGTCACGTAGCTATGACTCTTCCTGTGATTTTGAGCCAACAGACAATATCCAATCCATCGAACTGTTGGATGACCCCGAGTATGAGCGCATCGACAACATCGAAAACGTGCAGGTGGGCGATATTGCCTGCACGACGGAGGGAAACCATTTCCGCGTCATCGATCTCAAGCCTGACCCTCTAGGCGACATGCTCCTGCGTATCCGCATCAGCGAGATAGACGGTGAGTACTGCATCGACTCCGATGATTTCGCCTACGCTTTGCGTCGGAAGCCGAAGCTGCCCGACCATGACGGGTTGTGGTGGGATAAGGACAATGCCTTGTGGAGCGTCGCCATCTCCGTCCTGGACAATTCGAAGTTGATCGCTTTGCTTATCGGTGACCCGGAATCCCCCGTCACCGGGTCTGTTTGGTCGGACCTCAACAGCAAGCACGTGACCTCTCAAGCTCCGTTCCGTCCGGCCAAGGCGGTGGAAGCATGAGCAATCGTATCGTCCAATTGCCTCCGATCGAATCTTTCGGCCATCTCACGCCCGACAAGTGGCTGGCCTTGAAGAATCTGGAAGAGAGCGCCGAACTGGTCGAAGCCTGCAAACAATACCTGAAAGCCAGCGACCCGACAGACCCGAGCGGCATTGGCCGGGAGTTCGATGATCATGCGAACTGCCTCGCCTGCTTCGGGGTGAACGTGGGCGGCGAGCTCGGCGATGACCGGGACAAGGCGAAAGCCGGATGGATAGGTTACGTGCGCGACCAGCGCCGCCAGGCCATGCTCGGTGAACTGGCTGACGTGTTGCAGACGGTCGGCAACCTGATCGCCGCGTTCGGTATCACCGACGAAGAAGTGGCACAGGCGATGGACGACTGTCTGGAACGCAATCGGGAAAGAGGTCAGCTGTGAGCATCATCAGTAGTGAGGCGGAGCGCCTCTACCCGCCCGAAGCGGTTGATTGTCACGGCGCAATAACGATACCGGTTTACACGTCCGATGACTTGGCGGAAGCGTACATGGATGGCGCTGAACGCCAGCCCACGAACGAGGAAATCGAAGCCGGGGCGAAAGCGTTCTACGAGGCGTTGAAGCCCGACTCTTACCCTCAATGGGATTCTGACTGCGCGTTGAGGGCCGAATACTACGACGCCATGCGACTCGCAGTCAAGGCAATGCAAGGAAAGGCAACAGAAGAATGAACATTATCAATAGCGAAATCGAAACTCGGCGCAAGGAAGCCCGTACATCTACCCCGCCCTGCAACCGGCGTTCGAGAGAGGCTACTTGGCCGGGGCCACACGTCAGCCACGGAAGAGGAAATCAAGGCGGCTTGTCTGGCAATCATGCCTATGTGATATCCCAGCCGTCACAACAGGTGTTCGATTTCCTCACGAAGGCAACTGGTGCATATCCCGGCCAGGAATCGTGCAGAAGGTCATTGGCGCAATGAGAGGGAAGGCAACGGAAGAATGAGCGATGCAGAACGAGCTCGGCGACCTGGAGGCCATCCTCCAATCGATCGCGAACGAGGAGAAGGAACTGAGAGGTAGACGATGAGCACTCTGGATATTCTGGGCAACACGAGCGAGCAGGCGGATTCGATACGTCTGATGCTCAAAGTGCGGGGCATGAAGGACGGTCGTTTCATCGACGCCGACCCGCTCATCATCCTCAAGGCCGACAACCATCAAGGCTCCGACAGGTGGGACGTGTATGTCAGCAAGACGGTGTATCCGACCGCCGAATCGTATGGCACGCTCGCTGGCGTGCTGAGGATGCTCGCCGACGACGTGGAGATCATGGCGCGAGAGAAGGAAATGGGAGGCGGACAATGAGCGGAACCCGCCAGTATCGCCAACTTCAGCCGAAACGTTGGATACGCTTCTGCGGCTTATCACGGAGACGAGTTGACACCGAAGCAGATCGCGGAGCGCACCGGAGTGTCACGCCAAAAGGTCTACGAGTATCGCAAGAAGCTCAAGGACCGCAGGAAGACCGCGCCGCTAACCGACATGGCCACGCTCGTGATTCACCAGCGAGTCGTATTCCGCCCGGACACGACCATCGAGAACCCGGAGGATGTGAACGGGCCGAGTTTCATCGACCCGGACAGTGGTTTCGACTGCTCTCGATGCGGACAGTCCATGAGCCGTGACTGGTTCACCATCAGGGCAACCGTATCAAACCTGATTTCCGGTATTGTCCCGGCTGCGCTGGCGTGGCCACTCCTTACAGGGATGACACGATAAACCCTTCAGGGAAGGAGGCAACGCAGTGAGTAATCCGAAAGTGTTGGTAGGTAACGTTTCCGCTCACTCGATGCTGCGGGACGGGAAGAAGCTGCTCAACGTGGCGTTCACCGATATCAACTTCGCCGCGAACTACTTCGACAAGACCATCGGAGAACGACGGCTCACGGATATCCAGCTCGCGTTGAACGACGTGTACGAGCATTACGTGGCGATGACCGAGGCCGTCGAACACATTCAGCAAATCGGGGAAGAACTGATAGCCGAAGGAATCAAGGAGGCGGAATCATGAGCCTCGACTATGAGAACTGGCGGGGCCGTGTCCGTGTGACACGGCTGCTGCCCCATGTGTGGCTTGTCCGCTGCCACAGCAATCCCAACGCCCATCATGAGGCGGACAAGGCCACGCGCATCATCATCGCCGCCACGGAGCGGACGGCAGTACGCGACGGTATCGAAACACTGTCGGAGATTTACAGGAGTCAAACCATGCAACGCAGGTCGTCATGGACCGTGGAATCAACCATCGGGCTCGTCTTCATCATCGTCGGCTCCGTCAGCGTCGCGATGGTGCTGGCCGTCATCGGACTCACCGCCTACGCGGTTACGACCCCGGCACCGGAACAGACCATCATCCAACAGGTCGAAACCACCGGCGACGTGAAACGGCTCTGCCTCGAAGCCAAGACCGGCGAACACATCGACGCCATGTCGTGTGAGCTTATCGACCCCGCGTCCGGTGGCGTGAAATGAGCGGCTGGCGTGACAAAGCCGTATGCCGTGACATGGACCCTGACCTGTTCTTCCCCACCACGTCCAGCGAGGAACGATTGGCGCTCAAGGTCTGCGCCCAATGTCCGGCGATATGCGAATGCGCACGGTACGCGGCGCAACACGACAGAATCAGCGGCTACCCATTGCAAGGCGTATGGGGCGGCGTGAACAGGACTAGAAGAAGGAATCGAAATGAGTGATAAGGATATGGTCACGGTTTACGAACGACGTGACGGCAGCAAACCCGGATTATGGCTTGTGTACTGGTATTTGGGGTGGGACTGTTCTACTCGTTCTCCCTCGCGGTGGGCATCACGTCAAAGAACACGATGCTGGTCATCATTGAAGCGTTTTGTCTGCTGTGTTTTCTTGGACTCACCGTCTGGCAGTTGAACCATCTGACTTGGAGCATCACCGACTATCGGGTGCGTATCAGCACTGATCTGGCGAAGGAGACTCACATTGAGCAAAGCGACAAGTAAAGCATGGCAACTGCTCATTGAAGACTCGAACCGTCCGGCAGAGGAGATTCGCTTGGCTACCGGACTTCGGGTCGATGTGATCGAGCAGATGCGCGGGGACGTGCAAAAACGACTACGAGACAACCCGGAGTTCTGATTATGAGACCGAGTTATCTGCCCGTCCAGTATGAGCATTGCCCGTACTGCGGAGGAATCTTGAACGTATTCGGGGACTGCGTGGACTGCCAGTTTCACGATGACCCGACTGAATGGTGGATGGACGAATGAGCCGACAGAAAGCCAAAGGCACACTGCTTGAATCCAAGGTGGTCAACTATTTGCGCGCCCGGTTGGGTGACAGCGAGCAGACGATACACCGTGAAGTGTTGCATGGGACGAAAGACCAGGGCGATATCACCGGTCTGCGTATCCACGGCCAGCCGGTCGTATTGGAGTGTAAAAACTACAGCACCTACGCTGGGAGACTCAAGGAGTGGATGCAGGAGGGCCGTACCGAGGCGGGTAACGCTGACGCACCTTACTGGTTCGTCGTGTTCAAACAGAAGGGTCTCGGCTTGAACACGTTGTCAAGCATGGACAACCAGCCGTGCTCACCGACTTAAAGACCCTCGCATTGATAGCAGGACATGGAATCATCGAAGGAGACGAAGAATGAGCTACGACCTGTATGTGGTACGCCGGGATATTCCCGAGAACTTCTGGGATTACGGGTACGACCCTGACTATGACTATGGCTGCTACTTCAACTACACGTACAATCTCGGCCCGTTCTTCGCCGCCTATCATGTTCGCCCGTCAACCGACTTGGACGGCAAGACCGGTATAGAGCCGGAAGCGCGAAATAGGCAAGGAGCATAAAACCAAACGCACTCCCCCATTGTCCATCCAAGAGGGCGGCATGGTTTTCGCCGGCCACCCCATCGACATCGATGACCCGTATCTGCGCGAATTCATCGAAAAGGCAAGGAGAACATGATGGAAGATAGGAAACTCGTTGATTTCGCCCATTGGCTGAACGATCATCCGGCGAATGGAATCTTTGGCCGTATCTCATTCCGATACAGGCCGACCGCAGGGATACGGCCGCATCGATGAGGCTTGTCATGGACCGCATCAAAAATCATCGGTATGACGAGTTCCGCGTGGACACCGCCCTGCTCGAATACGAACTGTTCAACGGTTTCATGGGCTTCGACAACGGTGGCGTGCATGAGAATGGTCTCGCGTTGAAGATGAGGCTCAAAGCATGACCGCGCGTGGAGATGACCGCAAACTCATGCATTGGATAGCCTCGCACGGCTACACGGTGTACGCGCCGGCAGCGGCCACTGGAAGATATTCGATGACGGCGTGCTGCTCACGGCGACGAGCGGCACGCCCTCGGACTGGCGAAGCGCCACAACTTCATACGAGATTTAAGGAGACGAACATGTTCAATCTAGCATCGAAGATTCGGCACTGCTGCCCCCTCTACGGATGTGTCCCGCTCATATTCGAATGGAGAGGCCGCTACATGTTTTTCTGCACCCACTTGGAAGCCCCTTATGCCGATACGAGAGAGGAAGCATGGGATAAGTGGTGCGGGATGGTTGAGAATATTTGGGAAAGGGACAGGAAATGAGCATGAGAGTGAGAACAACCTACTTGGCAAAATGTGACTACCCGGACTGTCACATGACTTACGACTTCTGGGAGTTAACCGAGGAAGACGCAATCCTTGAAGTTATAGACAATGGAGAATGGCTATGCCTGTTCGCCGGTGACAATAAGCCGAGATTCTTCTGTCCCGCGCACTTGCGATACGTGCAAAACTCGCGGAATGTCTGGTCGAACGTATTTTACGATTCCAACAGTCCATACACGCAAACGACCTCGCACGCCTTGAACAGGTTCTACGAGGATATGAGCACACCGCAACCACTGCCAAAACTGCAATGCGAGGACACCATACTAGCGATTCTCACAAGCGAGGACACGAAATGAGCGGTGTGTTAGAACTCCTCCCGCATGACATGGGTCTGCGCGTGGAACTTGATACGAACGAAACATACTACCTGAAAAGCGGATGGGCGGAACGCTGTGACGGGATTTATGGGCTTGCTTGCGGATACGTGGATTATGTCGAAGGCATTACGTGGTTTAAAGATCCGGCTCGCATCGCGATCATGAACAGCCACGTGAAGCTGGCAGTCCCATTCGATGAACATGAAACCGAAACCACCAAGCAAAGCGAGGACGCGAAATGAGCAGACGATACAAGGCTTGCCCGATATTTTGGGATAGTCGCCCCCAAAGGCGTTACTTGGCCAATCTGGAGGCGCTCAGAAGGCGGCTGGACGAGGGCTGGCGGGTTACGCGCGTGGACTGCCTCCCGACCGATACCAAGTCTGGCACCAGCGACACCACACTCATGTACATTCTTGAGAAAAGCGACGACGAACCAGAAACCATACACAGCTCAGAACAGTTGGACCACGAACGCCGCAAGGCATGGAGCGAAGGCTATGCCGCCGGTTGGAAAGACCATGAATGGGACTTCCCGCAATATACAAGCAAAAACCCATACAAGGAGACCAACAAAATCGGAAAGGACGGTGAGTGATGGGCGGATTGGACAAGGTCGAGAAAAGTTTGATTGTCGCACTGGTGGTATCAGTCGTTGCAACGCTCTTTCTGGCGGGATTCAGCATCTATTCGTACTGGTATGCGGGCACGCATCATGATTACGGCACGGAGACGGTCAGGACCGGCGACGTGACATGGGCCTGCCTGACAGACCAGAGATTGAGGCCGTGGCGAGACGGCTCTGCTGGAACAGCTGCAAATGGGATGGCGTCGATAGCTACGCGGCGAAAGACGAGGATGACGCATGGAATTATGCCGGTGAGATTCCCGGCTTCCATGAGGAATATATCCGACAAGCAAGGAACTACTCGCACTGGCGCGGAAGGCAGTAGCGAGAACCGCAGTGAGAACGCGGTCGCTGCCTCGAAACCATGATTGAGGAGACGGAATGAGTCTGGTGAGTTTAGATTTCAGGAAAGTGGTATAACGATGGCCCGCAAAGGATACATCCAGCTTGTCAACGGCTTCTACATGAATCGCAAGGTGCGAAAACTCAGGCACACATGCCCGAGCGCGATAGCGCGTTCACGATGATGCTTACCTTCTGCGGAGATAATCTTTCAGACGGTCATATCAGTGAAGATGATGCGCTTTACGTGCTGGATATCACCGATTCAGAACTTGAAGCACTATGCAATGTCGGCATGATCGAACCGGACGGGAACAACGGGTACTACATTCACGATTATCTTATGCATAATCGTAGTCGCGAACAGGTGCAAAAGAAGCGCGAAAGCAATGCTGAAAATTACCAAAAAAATAAGAACGAGGTGAAAACCTCCGATTCAGATGCGATTCAGCCGTCTGAAAGTCATCTGAATCGGGACAAACACCAGAACACCAGAACACCAGAACACCAGAATGAATTATCTAAAGATAATTCAACTCCCCCTACCCCCTCAAAGCCTGACTTCGCTGGACTGCTCGACAGTCTTGAGCGTCTTTACCCGACGAACAGGTTCGACGGGAAGACATCTCAGGCTCGAATGCAGTTGGAAATCGAATGGCCCAAGATCGTGAAAGCCGCCGGCGAGGCTGACCCGTGCGAGTTTCTTGAAGCCAAAACCCGAGCGTATGTCGGGGCCACCGAGGAACGGTTCGTGAAGACGTTCAGCAGGTTCATCGGCGGGGAACTGTACGCACGCAACTGGGAGAAACCCAAACCGGAGACCCCAAGGGCCCGGCAAGTCCAGCCGGTCAAGTCCCGCAGCCAGCAGAATCTCGAAGCGAACATGGCGAAAACCTGGCAGTACATGACCGAGGAGGAGCGTGCCCGATACTCGCAGGGAGGTCTCAATGCTCAGCAAGGGTGAGGCGGCGGCGTTGTTGTCGCTGATTAACGCGCATCACGGCAACGCTCAGTGGATGATGTTCAGCTTGACGCGTTTCATTCGGAACTGCGTTCGGATATCACGGCAGCAGAGGCGCGTGAGGCCGTTCGACGCTTCTACGCGGACAACAGCACGGGTCGCTGGTGTGGTTCCGGCGACATCAACGGCATCGTCCGCAAGCTGCGCAACGGTGCGAAACCGTCCGAAGCGCAGATAGGCCGGGAGTGCGAACGTTTGGGACTGGTGGAAGATCAGGCGTGGTTGTATCGCCGGCAGCGCATGATGGGCCGTTCTTCGGACGAGTCTCGCCGGGTGGCGTTGACTGCGCGTGACCCGTTGCGTTTGCCGCCCGCGAAACCCAAGCGCAGCGTGAGGGCGGTGGTTTCAATCCGGGTTTGGGCGTGACATTGGACGAGGTTCTGGCGACACGCCGTCCGGCTGAACAATAACCGGTTTGATGGCATAATTAAGAGTTGCTGACACGTCCGAGACCTTCAAAAAAACCGAAGGTCAAGGTTACTATTGTCTTTTCCACTGAAAACACGAGGCTCTGCCGCTACCACGGTTGCTGGCGGGATATCGTCACCGACGCGCCGTCGCCGCTTATCGGACATGGCGTCGAACCGAATCTGAATCTCCTGTGCGACAAGCACGCCAGCCAGTTGACCGGCGACCTGCGATGGTTGGAACGCAGTCTGCCTGACCTGTGCGAGTATCGCATCAACCGCGCCTACGGGCACAAGAACGGTGGCGGCGGTCAATCCGGCACTGCGCCCGCACCGTTGCGCGAGGCCCTGCATGATCTGCTGTACGCGGACGATGACCACGGTTATCCGGGGTTGCAAGGCACGTTGTACGAGTGGGTGCGCAGTCTGAAAATCAATCTGCCGAGTCCACGCCACTGTCGGACATGGTTCACCGTATCGCCAATCATCCGAAACTCATGGAGCATTCCAGCACCCCCGTGTACGCGGAACTGGTTCACAGTCTGACACGCAAGCTGCGTCGTTTCCTCACGGACGATGACGGGGAAACCGTACTGTACGGGCTATGCCCAGCCGACAAGTGCTTGGGCCAGCTCTCCTGCTACGCGGACGCGGAGACGGCGAAATGCCCGAAATGCGGTTTCAGTATGCCCGTCGCCTCATCAGGGCGGAACGGGTGAAACGTCTCCTCCAATCGGAGGCGGTGAGAACCCGTGGCGAACTGTTGGACATCATCAAGGCGTGCGGGATGCGCGTGAACCGCAGCACTTTGCGCAGTTGGATACATCGAGGCCAGTTGCCCCAGCAGGGCGAGGATGCGTACAGCAATCCGCTCTACAGGTTCAGTGACTTCTACCGTCTCGCGTCCGGCTTGTCGGAGGACGCGGACGTGTGGGAGATCATGCAGGTTTCGCAAAACCAATCCAAGGAAGGAGACGACAAGTGAGCAACCAGATTCAACCATTCGACTTCAACAGCATTCAGGTGCGTGTCCTAACCGATGAACACGGCAACCCGTGGTTCCTTGGAGCGGACGTATGCGCCATTCTCGGTACGGCCACCAACCATATTCGGGAATACCTCGATGCCGATGAAATCACCAATATCCGTAGTACGGATATTGCTCAGAACGGCGGCAAGGCACCCGTTTTCGTGTCCGAGTCCGGCTTGTACTCCCTCGTGTTACGCAGCCGCAAGCCCGAGGCTCGCGAGTTCAAACGCTGGGTGACGCATGAGGTGCTGCCATCGATTCGCAAACATGGTGCGTACATGACCGAATCGACTTTGGAAAAGGCAGTCACCGAACCCGACTTCCTTATCCGACTTGCCACACAAATCAAACAGGAGCGGGCGGAAAAGGAGAAGGCCCAAGCACAGGTCGAACGGATGCGTCTCAAGGCATTGTTCGCTGACGCTGTGGAAACCTCGAAGACCAGCATCCTTGTGGGCGACTTGGCGAAAGTCCTGAAAGGCAATGGCGTGGATATTGGCGGCACGCGCTTGTTCGCGTGGCTGAGGGACAACGGATGGCTGATGAAAACCGGCAGCTCTCGCAACATGCCCACGCAGAAATCTATGGAATTGGGATTGTTCGAGATCAAGGAAACCACCGTGGTTCACTCGGACGGTCACACGACCATCAACAAGACGCCGAAAGTCACGGGCAAAGGTCAGACGTTCTTCGTCAACAAGTTCCTCGGACACAGGGAGATTACTCAATGAGCATCAATCTTGGCACCACGGAAGTGGAATTGAGCTTGTATTCCAAGGCGCTTCAACTAGCCACGTTCACCGTGGAAGTCCCGATGGCGGGCGAGCTGGAACCGGACAGCGTGTGCATAGGCGACGACATGCAGCCACGCGCGCACGTGACAGTGACGTTGCCGCCCGACGGTTCCGTCGAAAAGGCCGTTAAAGCCGGGTTTATGCGTTCCAGAAGGCGTTCAACGAGTCGATGGAATCGAGGAACGTATGAACTGGCTGAAGCGACTGTTGCACTTGGAGGAGCCGGAACCGGTCGAAAAGCCGGAACCTGAACCACCGGTAGTGGAACCATGCCCCATCTGCGGACTCGTACCCAAACTGAAGCATGTGTGCGTCGCCCGCAACTACCGCGACTACTGGCTGGAAAAAGACTCGTGGCCGCTCTTGGAATGGTGCGATCACGTCGAAAGCATTCTTTCGTTCACCTCGTTTTTTGAAGACGAGAGTGTTCAGAAGTGGAATATCGGTTGCAGACGGTTGAAGGCAGTGGTTGACGAGCCGGTTCCCGAATGCCAGCCTGCGGGGAGAAACCCGTCGTGCAAACGGACTCGGAGTCGGACATCCCCCAGCTTGTCTGCTCATGCAACGAACTGTTGAGCAACGATGGGATAACCAACGTCTATAAGCGCAAACGCGAGTGGATACGTCGCTGCAATGCGTTGAAACGCAAGCAGGACAACGTGAAAGACATGGAACAGCTTATCGGAGAAACACAATGAACGGACATTATTCGGTTATCACGAATTTCGGCTGTCATTGGACATGCCCCTACTGCATCGTAAGGAAAACCGGATTGAACGTGCCGGTGACGGACATGCAGGCCACGCTGCGGACCATCAGCCGTGAAAGCGAACACCACCCCATGAGGTTCCTGAGCTTCAGCGGCGTCTTATAACACGCCTATCATAGCTTGAAACCCGTGAAAATCTATTTTTTATTGATCTTCACGGGTTTCAGTGAATGAAAAGCATGTTTTCGTATAATCGGGCCCACGTTTTCCACTTATCCGTCAAAGACCGGCACGTGAATCGTATTCGTATTCGTCATCTTCCATACCAATGAATATCGGCTCCACACCGAACATGGCCTTGAACAGTTCACGTGCGAACACATCCACTTCCTCTTTCGTAGGCTTGTGATCGTATTCCGGCCACGTGTTGAACCCATTCCAATTGCGGTTTATCGGTCATGCGCCTTGACGGGTTTCCAAACGCCATTTTCCGCTGGGCATGTGGACGATGGTGGTTTTGATGGACATGATAGTTCCTCCTGAAAGAATATTCGGGCATGACGAAACATCATGCCTCTTGTACTTGGTTCGCTAATTCCCAGAAGGCCACAAGATAGTCCCGTGGCCTTCAGTGTATCAAGATTTCTCGTATTCCTTGCACAGATCGGCGGCGAACTTGGTGAGATTATCCGGGTCAAGCACATAGTTTTGCCCAGTCTCCCCTGCTTCGTCATAGTATTTCCACACCTCGTGCAAGGCTTTCTCCATACGTTCGACGTTCACTTGGACACCTCCTGATTCCAGTCCAGCATGTCGCCGGTCAGCCATTCGCCGCCACCTGAAACACGCGCGTACAACCACGCCCGGTAGCCGATTCGAGCCGCCTTATCGCGTTTAAGCCACGCTTGAAGCCACATGAGACGCAGCTTCCAGCGTGGTATACGCCGCCACAACTCGGTGTTGGTGGCGGGGTCGAAACGCTCGAAACGGTAGATCGCGGTAATCATTTCGACTCCTTGGAACTAAGTTCCGTACCATCCTGGCGACTGGCGGCGAACACGTCACTGCCGATATCGTCAACGTCGTATAGATCGCCGTCACCGTTCTCCTCCACCCAATCGCACAGTTCAGCGAAGGTCAATCCCTTGGGAGCCTTGACCTGCCGGTATTCGATTGTCGTGACATGCTGGGAGATACGGTAGGTCTCCATACCGTCGCCTTCCGCCATCGCGGCGAAAAACTTCAAGCTGGCGCGGACCTTGCGCATACGACTGTACGCCGTATCGACAGGCACAAGGTCATTCATCATCTGGCCACGTCATCGTCGGCGTCATAGCCGCCGTCCGCAAGCTCCTCAACTGGTTTGTACGTGCTCCAGCGAATCCCATTCGATGAAAACTCACGGCCGGACGGCAACCCATCAATCTTATATCCATCCAATACCCACAGGACCCGCGCCTCGGACATGCCCCGCACCTTTTGGCGTACATCCCCTAGCCCGAGCCTCAATCAACGCCTGCAAATTCTCCAACTTGTCTTCCATGACAAAACCTTCCTTTGTATTGTTCGGTAAAACGATTGACGGAACAATAGAACGCTCTAAAGTCCCGTCTAAATGCTGATTTATGTGAAAACCGCACCATAGAAAGCCCTATGATGCGGTTCTAAATGATGGTTTCTATAAGAATGGCCTCATAGAACAAGTCCATGAGGCCATCAATTACCGCGATGCTCGTCATCGCGGTAATTGATTGAAAAGGAGAAGGCGATTCCTCCCCGACCACAAGGGCCGGGGTATCCTCGCCAAAAACATCATGAAAACGATAACGGCTATAGCTTCGCCTGTATGGTGGAATGTCCAATGTGGCTTTCAACCCGTCGTTAACATGCTCCGCGTCCCTCAACGAGAGTCGTCCGAACCATTGCAGCAGTTCGCTCCTGTTGAAGTAGAAGCGTTGCGAACAGCGCACGAGCGACGGCTTCAACAGCCCCTCGGCCTTCCAGTCGAGCAGCGGCACGTCACCGGCCTCATCCCAATCAGTGTTGCCGGTTATCTTCGCCACGATACCCGACACCAGATCGCCGTCAACCTCGGTGATAACCACCGGACGCGGCTTCCCGATACCGGGATGGTCGGGAAACTCGACCCACATCAGCCACACGTCATACAGGCGCGGTTCATTTGGCGTACTGGTCATAGACATCATCCTCCGAATCATCCCAATCGGCGGGCAGTATCACATGGCCCTTCTCCGAACGCTCGAACATGTATGCATTGTGAACAGGCGGCACCGGGTAACCGTCCGGCGTGTGCCGCGTCGGCCTGAACGGCAACCCGTTGTCCACCAGAGACTGGCGTAGGAACATGTTGACTGCGGTGCTCAGGCTCATGCCCATGGAATCGTAGAGCGCGGCGGCACGCGCTTGACATCATCATCGATATTGGCGACCAGCTTACCCATAACAACCTCCTTAACGGTTAATAGATGGTATCAATTATATACCATATTTGGTTAAAAACGGAATGCCCGTCCGGTGGAAGTGAGGAAAACACCGGGCGGCAGGAATCAATAGGCGGTAATGACGGCCACACGGCCATTGTCGGAATACTCCACCTTGCGAAATGAGTCAAGATAGGACTGCTCCGCAATATCGCCGCCTTCCATCGCCTCGCAATAGGCCCAACAAGGCACCCAATGCCAGAAACGCCAGCCGAAGTGATGGAACGTGCACGGTTGATCTCATGCCAGCAGACCAGCCATTCCACTGCGTAGGTCAGCCACTCCCAGTAGGCGCGGGGCTTGCTGATTCGAGTGTAACGGTAATGGTCATGCTTGTCTTGCATATAGTAAGTGGTCATTTGAAAAGCTCCTTAGAACAGCGGCAAAGCAAACCGCTTGTCGGGTAAATCGGTGGCGCTCAATGCCGCCAGAATCAGGTCAGACGTGTGGAGTGGAATGTTTGCGCGTACCGCCGCGATATTATCCGGCGTATACGCATAGCCAGAGGACTCCAGAACCTCACGAATCTTGCTAGTGGGTATCTTGACTTCCATCATTCCCACCCCAGCATGTCGTCGATGCACCAGCCGATAGCGCACTCATACCGGTCATACGTGGTGGAATACTTCTGTGAGAACGCCTCACGCGCCCTCTTGTCGAGCATGTCCAACGACAAACCGGTTTCGGCTATCTGCTGTTCCGCAGTATCGAAGTCCGGCGCGGTGTATGGCTTGTCCAGCTTCAGCATGGCACGACGGCGTAAATCATCGATAAAACCATGCTGGCAGTCGAAGATATCCGCCACGCTATCCGCGTTATCGGCGGCCATCTCGTAAGCCGCCTGCAACAACAGGCGTACGGCTTTCTCCCGAATCTCGCTCATGTCACGCCGCCTTAACCCACTTGTCGCGGACGGTAGCCACGTAATCGGCCACCGCCTTTTCCAACTGCCTGTCACTGCCACGCTCATAACGGGCACGGTAGGCGACAACGCACCTGCCATTGGCCGAAGCAACGTAGGCCACCTTGCGGCCCTTGCTGGTACGGAAGTGACGGATAGGGCCAAACCTTGCAATTCGGGGCATTCCTTAGCCATCATCAGGTCAGGCATCGTACAATAGGAGACGGCGAAACTGTTCACCTTCGGCGGCACTTCGGGAATCTCCTGTGTATCCGGCGCGGGTTCATCATCCATGAACTCGTCTTCCAATATCGCGTCCTCGGGCATAGGCACCGGCCACTGAACATTGCTCGTGAAGCGTTCCTCCTCACACTTCCAGTTTGCATCGATCGATGGGTGCGCGACAATGCCGCCAACCGTTTTAGCGTCCATTCCGGTAGGTACCGGCACCGGCACTGTCTTCATACGCTCGGAATCGGGTATGAGCATCCAACCATGCTCAAGGTCAACGGAGCTTGACCTCATGCCATTCAAAAAGTCCTCATACTGGACTCCCTTGGCCTGAACATTCCACGCCGTGCCCTGCGAAGTCTGGGAAAGTGACCAGACTCGTCTAACCCGAGCGTTCACATACCGAACATCATATTTCGAGCCATCTTGCGCAACCGCACCCACATGCCGCTCACGGCATTCACGTTACGCGACGGGTCATTGGTCAGCTTCTTCATTTTGGTTTACCTCACTTGTAAAGATTCGATTTTGATTGATTTTCTGGAATGAGTAGGCGGCTAGAAGACTCTCAGCATTCACCCTCTTCGGTGGCTTCGGTGTAGAAACGTCGTCCATTTGGTCATTGTTGAAACGCTCATTGATGTAATCGGAAATTGCCTTACCGGTATCGTCTTCGTCAATTAGCTGACTAATGCGGGTATGGCTCACACCGTTACCGTCCAAAATGTAAGCGTCTTGCGCCCAACCATCTTCATGCTCGAAAGCCTTGTTATATTCGGTTTCCGTCACATATCCCCAGTCGCCAAGGCGATAGATGCCCTCATAGGGTTGGAAACCGTCATAGCGCGTCAATGGCGATAGTTTTTCGTCAACACGTTCCACCATGTCGGCAACATCTTTAACGGTAATGGACATTTTGAATCTCCCTTAAACAAGAGGGGCACGGCCACAACGCCATGCCCCACAACGATTTATTAACGATGGACTCGCACCATGTAGCCCCTACCCCACGGGACTAGCTCCACGGGATAACCTTTGGCCTCATAATGCGATTGAGTGGCAACAGCCACGGGAAACGACTTGCAACGGTAATGGTCAATCATGGTCGATCACTCACCCATATACGCAACTGGGTTAAGTTGCATGTCGATACGCCGCCATGCCCTGACCAATTCGGCGGTAGGCGCGTACCGTTCGACAGCCGACCTGCTACCGTCGTACCGTGCGGCCATATCATTATCAAAACCGATAACAGTATCGGCCATGATATGACGCGCCTCTTTCGCCGTAATGGCCTCACAATGCCAATTGCCATCAAACACGTCGTCGGCAACCCAAGCGTCACGCTCAGCCCTCGAATCAAACACGTAGAGGCCACCCGGCCATGACCCGTCATCCCATGTCGCGCCGATACCATAAGCCCAGCGGAAAGCGTAGAAGTAGCGTGCCATCATGCCACCGCCTTAAACTCATGCGATTGGATGAAATCGTTGCGGCTGCAGACGTTCTCAGGCGGGAAAAAATTACTCGGCCAGAACGTGAATGCACCGTCCTTGAAGTAGCCTCCTTCAATCCACTCGAAACGCTTACGCCGGACACGCCGAACGGTAAGCCAGACGGTATTGTATTTATCGAACGTCACCGTCTTGTCAGTGGCTTTGACGATAACGTAGATGTCGCCGGCCAACGATTGGGCCGACCAGCCAACGTGGAAGTCGCTTGGATTCAGTATTTCTTCAGGCATGGCACACCTCCATTAGTGTGATATAGGATCTATAGGTTTGATTGATTGAAATTGCCCGAATGGGCGGGAAGCGCGGATTAATGCGCCGCGCTATCGCAGTCAAACTGTCTTAACGAAAGATTCGGGCATGTCACGCCGGAACGTGTACCCGTCGAACATATCGCCGTGCATCTCCTCAACGGCGAACCCATTGCCGCGCATGAAGTCCAGGAACTCACTCATGCCCATGCCGCCAAAGCACAGCTCATACCCGTAATCGAGTTTGTTGACTACGCGCGTGACCTGACCACTATAACCGGTGTTCACGTTCAGTTTCGGCCACATCATGAGTGTCTGCATAAGCGGGTTATCTTTCAACGCTAAATCAACTGCCGCGCTCTCCTTGTCATATCCGCAACCGGATACGGTACCGTTGGTGTAGTCGCCGCGCACGCCGGTAAGGCTAGCCCAGACTTCGGCACGCGGGTTAGCGCCCCACATGTATGATTTATGCCAGTTGACGCTGATTTTGAAAACAAGTTCCGCACACATTGCGAATCTCCTTTGACGAAAGCGCGGAGTCAGCCGCGCGACTGATTGAATCTGATTGAAAGTTAGTAGCGTTCGCCGATTAGCACGCCGTCTTGGTAGATGTACAGGCCGGTACCGCGTCCGTTGCCCATTCGAGCACTATCCCAGTAGCAGAGTCCAGCTTGACCCGAGCCGTCTTCGTTCTCACATTGCGGGATGTTCGCGGTATCACTACCGCAAGCGGACAGGGTGAAAAGTGTGATTAACGCGGCTGAAGCCGCCAGAATTTTACGCATGGTTCCTCACTTCCATGTGAGGCGTGCTAAGATAGCACAGCCTCGATTTGATTGATTGGTTAGAGAACTTTCAACTTAAGGCACGCGGCTAGGTAGTTGGCGCTACTTAGCCGCATTCTTTTAACGCATCAGGTCGCTCGGTTGGCAGTTGAGTGCACTGGATATCTTCAAAGCGTTTTCAAGAGTCATGTTCCGAACGTCTCGCCGCCCGGTCTCATAACTGCTGATGATTGTTCGCGCTATTCCAGTGCGCTTGGCTAGCTCAACTTGTGTTAAGTCGGCTTGTTTGCGCAGTTCCTTAAGTCCCATAGGCTTACCCGCTTTCTCTAGTAGTAGGTAAACCAATTATGACAGCAAAATGTATCATTTGCATGTAGGGAAACACTGTTAAGTTCTCAAACTTGCTTTTGTCTTGCCCGATTGGGCTTGATAATTGATAGCATAACGTATCATTTTGGTTTAAACAAATCGGCGTGTCAGAAAACCAGCACGCCGAACAGCTCACACTGACGCGAACTCACGCACCAGCGCGTGCCGCATGATGTCATCAGCGGACACGCCACGACGTTTAGCGACGGCATCCAACATGGCCGACATGTCAGCGCTTAACGAAAACGTCCGACTGACAGCATCCGCCTGAGCGACAGGAACGACAGGCCCGGAATACACCGCACCCGGCCTTCCGCCGAACTCGCCGTTATCCGCATCGTCGGCCCACTTGTCCAACATGTCATCAGTGACCACACGGCCACCCTTCGCAACAAAAGACATGACACTTCCTCCTTTACAAAAGTTTCAGTTCCCGCAGCACCTTCGGCGTCGCACGCATGGCATGGAACACATGCCAACGATCCGACTCATCTAGTACCGCCACCATTTCCAGCAAACGCCCGTACTCGTCGTATCCAACCGCCACATAACGCAACGGGTCGGTATCCTCACGCGCCATAAACCGCACGACGTTCGACCATGCCACGCGCACCGAATCAGCGGACACGTCGGGATGTCGAGTCTGGATACGCGGGTCAACGACGATATCGCCAACCGGCACGGCTCACCACCTTTCGATATAACAGGTTCCAGCGTATCCCGTCCACCTTGGGACACGCTATGAGTGCCTAGACTATGGGATAAACCCAGTGAGCTAGGCCGACTGTGTACAAGGCCCACAGTCAGGCGAAGAATTGATTAGGGCACACACCTAGCTTTCGCTAGTGTTTTCTTTCGACTCGCTTGGAGCCTCCAGTAAGCGACGTGGGTTAGATAGGCGGAGCGCGTTAGCCACCTTGATTGCGACGTTGAGAGAGGTATCACCAAAATCTCTAATACCTGTTTCCCACGCGGCAATACGCGGCTGATTAACTCCGTCTACTTTGTCGGCTAACTGTTGCTGAGTCCAGCCACGCTTGACTCGGTACTCCCTAATACAATTGTCAACCATTGCCCACCTCGCTATCTCTAGTCCAGTGGGCCCAATTATACCTATCGCAGACGTAGTTTCTGATGCCATCGCGACTCTTTTACCCCTCGGCTATCACCCCGAGTCCTCAAGTCCTACGCTCTACTCGCAGCCTCTCCGACCGCTGTTCTCATGCTCACTGGGTACCCGTATCCGCCGATACTTGCGATGTCATTACCCGACATGCTCACGCCCGAAAGCCTGGAATAAGTCAGCGCATACGCTTGCGGTTAGGACAATTGGGATATTCGATAGCCCGACACTGTAGGGCTTCTTCCATCTCCAAACGACGCGCATTGCTGCACAGAAACCGCGCCTCATCACCGGCACGGCACATCTCACGCCACAGCGCATCCGCCCGCTTCACGTCGGCACAATCGCTCTCGGCAACGAAACAGCGGATAGCGATCTCACGGTAACGCTCGGCCTCATCCCGCAGCTTGCGGGAATCTGGCGTCACAGGAAAACCGTAGTACGGGTAACGTTGATCGATGGGGCACTTCTCACACATGACTTGCCCCTCAGTGTTCCCGCGCGTACCGCTGATAACACGCTCCGCCTGGCTGAGGGCACGCGCCTGCAAGTCAAGCAGAGGCTCGCCACGGAACGCCATGCTTACATCATGACCATCAGCCATATACCGGCGCATTTCGGACGGGGTGAAGAACCGGGCGGCGATATCCACGTTGTACACGAGAGCGCACCCGCCGTAACTGTATTCCCGCCAATTGTCCGCGCCGTTCAGCAACAGCGCGCGACGCGATCCGAAGTGCTCGGGAAGAACCGTTTCGGGCATGTCGAGCGAATCAAGCAATGCCAGCGCGGTATCCTTCACGCCCTGGTCCCACTTGCTGCGGGGCTTGAACTCGGCTTCGATATTCTTGTAGGTCTCATCAACGGTATACATTTTGACACTCCATTCCAGCCCCCTTGCTAAAATGAGAGGGCTCTAGTTAGTTGGTTAATAATTACTGAGCAATCGAGCCGGATAGCTGCAACTATCCGGCTCAACTCATTCGTGAGCGGGCATAGCCATAAAGACACATGCCCGCCCTGGCGGATCACTTAGAATCCGCCGAAGTTTCATTAGAATCAAGCAACTTACGCGGATTAGCAACGCGCAAAGCATCACAGAATTTTATGGCTAAATCCAGTGACATACCGCCGACGGTGTACCGTCCTTGCTCGTAGTCACCGATACGACCATAGCTAATTCCAACCTTTTCGGCTAGCTCACGTTGCGTTAAGCCGCGTTTCATTCTCAATTCTTTCAATCCCATAGCCCTACTCCTAACTTGGATTAGAGGCCATTGTAGACCACTCAGACGGCGCGGGACAATTCCATGCCGGACACCGCGCCACGTTAGCGACTCTACGACGGTTCAGCCTTGCATGGTGTGAGGGTGCATCATGCCTAGTCGCAGTCCATCGTGTCATTGTCGCGTCCACTCTTCAGTTGTCAATCATCCATGCCGCGCCTGTTAGGGGGGCTTCGTGTCACCGGCCTTGCGGTGGTGGTCTCCGTGGTGGTGGCCTCTCGTTCATCTCCGTTCCTTTCGTTGTCGTTTGCTTGATGGCTCTCACTATACATGCACTCTGCACAGAGTGCAAATCAAGACAACACAGACATCGCTAAAACCATTGCAGCCACTAGCATTCCTCGGCGTGTCGAAACCACCATAACCACCACAAAAACCGTCAAACCACAGAGCCCACGCCACTACTCCCATACCCATATAGTTGCACATACAACAGTTGCACCATGCAACAATCATCAAACATGAGCCAACATCACTCAACCTCATGCCGCCGCCGCTCACAGTCCCATAACCACGCATGTATGCGCACGCGCCCATACGCACACGCCTACGCGCGTACACGCGCGGATACGCGCACACACACGCCCACACGCACGCCCACACGCACGCATGTACGCACGCATACGCGCACGCCCACACGCGCGTACACGCGCACGCGCACACATGGGGGTGGGAGAGCCCCACCCTGGTAAGACGTGGGGGCCGCACGGACAATGGTTCTGCTCGTGAATGATCTGCTGGGCTGTTTTTTGAATTAGCGTTTCATTGGTGGTGGGAATACTCTTGCAACGCTTGCTGCAACGCTTGTTGTGAGTAAAATCTCGTGTAGATGGATTGTCGGGGATTGGAGCGAAGCTCGGGTTCCTGACAAGGTGAGGCCCCGCAGTCGCGGGGTTTTCTTGTATTTGCGTGAGATATCCCAATTGGTAGAGGACGCCGGCTCAAACCCGGTGTGTTGTGGGTTCGATTCCCTCTCTCACGACTAGGCCACGCCTTTTTTGAAAACCGAACCGTCAAAACAGTTTTACGAGGATTTGTAAGGTCGAGTTCTCTGGGATTCCGTTTTGTATTGGTGTTGTTTTCTTGGACCGGGGGCGTGGCCGTGGATGATTGGCAGAGTAGACGAATGCGGCGGCTTGCTAGGCCGTAAACCGTAAAAGGTTCGCAAGTGCAAATCTTGCATCATCCGCGAGATGGTCGGTGAGGCTGGTCAAGGCCCTGACTGTCGTGGGGGGTTCGACTATCCCTATATGCCCGTAGCTCAATGGTAGAGTACCGGTCTCCAAAACCGGTGACGTGAGTTCGATTCTCACCGGGTATGCGATGCCGGTAGCTCAGCGGCTAGAGCGTATGGCTACGGTCATAGGGTCGGTGGTTCGAGTCCACTCCGGTACCACAACGCCTTCAAGAAGAGGCGATTACAGGCGGTGACGGCTTCTTGGGTCATCGCCGGATGTCGGCGGCGGCTTCATGCCATGCCGTGCGGCGATAACTGAACAGCGCTCCCCTAGTGGGAGGCATGGCATTCTAGCTCATTGGAAGAGCGGCGCTCTCGTAAAGCGCAGGTTCGAGTTCGATTCTCGGGATTGCCTCTAGGAGCCGGTGGCTCGTGGACCAACATCCCCTGTATTTGGATTAACCCCGTTGGAATGCTCGCTCGCCACGCTCCCACCGGCTCCGCCCCCTACGTGTAAGGAGTCATCGTGGCTTGGTCATCTTCCAACCGTGATGCACGGTTCAACCCGGATGGGAGCGGACCCGCAAGCGGATATTAGAGCGGGACCACCATCGATGCCAGTGGATTGTGACCGACTGGCATACGGGGGCGAAGCATATTTGCGGCTATCCTGCCAATGAGGTCGATCATAAGGTTCGCGCGAAGAACGGTGTGCCTGATGATGATTCCCCGTCGAACCTGTGGGCGTTGTGCCATATCACCATAAGCAGAAAACCGCTCGTGAGAGTGGTGAGGCTCGGGTGGAAAAGCGTAGGAGCCGCGAGGAGGCCGAATGGTATTCGAGGCCGGCTTTTCGATAGAGCGTTGCGCTGTGTTCGGGTGTCTTAACCCGGTGTGCGCCAAAGGGTTGTGCAGGGAGCATTACAACCGGAACTACTATTCCGGCACTCCGTTGAGGAGACTGCGCACCCGCATGTGTCCGGTGTGCTTCAAATGGTTCGACCCTGAGCGTTCCTCTCGCTTGTTCTGTTCGGACAAGTGCCGTTTGAGGTATTTCCGTAAACGTCAACTGCATCCCGAGCTGCCGTCGCGTCCTGAAACCGTGTTGCATGAGCGGACGGTGGAACCGGCTGAACGGCCTCGGATGGTTGTCGAGTCTTTCACCCGTTCGCAGGTGATTGAGAAGTGTGCCGGCCGTTGCCAGAAGTGCGGCGGACTGGTCGATGTAGATAGTGCCGGGCCTGACGGCGCGGCTTTTGAGTGGAAGGTTCCTTTGGAGAAGTCGCATTCAGCGACTTTGGAGAACCGCATTCTCGTTCACGACCGGTGCAGGGGCGAAAAGCCCGTGCGTCGGACAGCCCGGAATGGGCGGAAACGGAGCGTGAATCATGGCAGGAAACGGGCGTAGGGCGTCCAAGATAGCGCGATGCCTTTGCTGAGCAGTCCCGAGGAGCCGGTTGGGCCGGAACTGCCTGATGTTCGCCCGGATACGGGCGATGAATGGTTGCCGGTCACTCGCCGCTGGTATGAGGATTTGCGTCGTAGCCCGTTGGCTCAGCGTATGGGCGTCGGCCCTGACTGGGATTTCGTGTTGGATACGGCGCTGCTCAAGGATGATTTCAAACGTTCCCGTAAGGGGCGTGCGATTCTGGCGGCTGAGATTCGCCAGCGTGAGGCCATGATCGGCGTCACTCCGAAGGCGCGTAACGATTTGAAGTTCGACGCGCCTCAGGCGAATGATTTGAAGGCGTCCTCGTATTCGGGTTCCTCGAACGTCATCAGCATGGAGGAAGCACGTAGGCAGCGTCGGGCGGTGGGCTGATGCATGACGTTATCCCTAATCTGACCGCCGAGGATAGGGAGCGTTCGCTTGGCTGGCTTGCCTTGTGGTGGATACAGTCGTTCTGCGTCGTAGGTTCGGAGCCCGCGTATGACATGCCCGTGTATGAGAGTCCTGAGTATGCGCGGTTCTACGTGGACTGTTACGCGCTCGACAAGTATGGGCAGCGTCGTTTCAACCATGTGTTCCTGAGTCGCCCCAAGGGTTGTGACAAGTCCGGCAAGGGTGGCCGTCTGGGTTTGTTCGAGCTTTGGGCCCATGCCGTTTCGCCGGTTGGGCGAAGGGCGGGGAAACCTACACGTTCCTCGGCCAGACTTACGAGTATCTGCCGGGCCGGAGCCTATGGGCCGTCCCGTGCAGGGCCCGAACGTGGTGTGCATCGCCACCGCCGAAGAACAGACGGATAACGTTTATCAGGTGATGAAGTACAACTGCGAGAACGGGCCTTTGAGCCAGTTGCGCGGTTATGGTCTTGATGTCGGTGAAACCCGTATCCTGCTGCCGGAGGGTGGTTCGATCAAGCCCGGTGCCACCGGTTCTTCCACGCATGACGGCGGCAAGCAGACGTTCATCATCGCCGACGAATCCCACTTGTACAACGTTCCCCGGTTGAAGGCCACGTATCATACGCTGAAACGTAATCTCTCGAAGCGTATGGGCGACGCCGAACCGTGGGTGTTGGAAACCACGACCATGTACCGTCCCGGCGAGAACAGTATCGCCGAGGAGACCTACAAGCACGCTCAGGATATTCGAGAGGGTCGCATCAAGGACCCGAAGCTGCTGTTCGACCACAGGTATTCGCCTTTGAACATCGAGGACCTGGGTGATGCGGGCAAACTGAAGCATGGCCTGTATGAGGCGTATGGTTCCGCCGCGAAGTCAAGGGACGGCAAGGACCATATCATTCTCGCTGACGGCAGCATCGTGCCGGTCAACGACGAGGGTGTGAGCGATGACGGGTATTCGCTTCGCTCCCCCGGCGTGGAGCCGGGCCCGTCGAAGGACGGCTGGGTTGATATTCGCGGCCCTATCGCGGATATCCTCGACCCGGCTTCCGATGTGGGCGATTCGATTCGCTACTACCTGAACAGTCTCACGAGCGTTTCCGACGCTTGGCTGTCCGAATCCCTGTTGAAAAGCCATCTCGCGGGCATCGCATTGTATGCGGGCGTTCCCGAGGCACCGACTTGGACGAGGCAGCGCCTTGGAAGGACATTATTTCGGACGAGGACGAGATAACGCTTGGCTTCGACGGTTCGCTTTCCGATGATGCGACCGCCTTGGTCGGCTGCCGTGTCAGGGACGGCCTGTTGTTCCTTATCAAACTGGAACAGAAGCCCGAAGCCCCGAGGCCGCTGACTGGCAGGTCGATGTGGAGGCGTTCGACCGCAAGGTTCGCTGGATGCTGGACAACTACAACGTTGTCGGCTTCTTCGCGGATGTCCACGGCTGGCGTGACCTCATTATCGGCTGGGAAACCGACTACTCGTATCTCGACCTTGTGGGCCAGCGCAACAACGGCGACCCGATCATGTTCCACACGAACAATTGGGAGTCGGACATGAAGCAGGCGTATGTGGACATGCATACCGCGTTCTGCCGTGAATGGACGGCGTGCGATGACGAGGACAATCCCGTCATCGGTGATGTCGCACTGTTGGCCGACCCGAGGCTTCTCGCGCATTTCAGAAACGCGCGAAGGAAGAACCTGCGCAGGACGAACGCCGATGGCTCCACTCAGTACCTCGTGTACAAGGAGACGCCGAACAGTCCGTTGAAGATAGACGCCTGCATCGCAGGCGTCCTCGCATATACGGCGCGTACCCGTTATCTGGAACAGGCCAGTTCCCGTGCGCCGAGGTGCGCACCCACGTTCCAGTGACTTATTAGAAGGACGGTGAGATATGGCCATGCAGTTGGAGTCGTTGGTTCCCGATGATGTCGAACCGGGAGGCGACGGCGTGGTGCTTACCCGGTTGGCGAACCGGCTGGTGAACCGTATCCCCATGCTGTGCCGGTTGAAAACGTTCTACGACGGCAAGGAGACCGTACCCACGAAGGCGGTCCCCCGCAACATGGATGTGACCAGTTCGGACATCTACCGCAGGTTCGTGGACATCTGCCGATGAACTTGGCGAGCACGATAGCGAACGCGGTCATCACCTCGGAGAAGCCCACCGGCTTCCGTCTGGTGTCGGACAAGGCGATACGTTCCACCGCCGCAGACGACATGTGGCAGAAGTCGGGCATGAACCTGAAATCGTTGAACATGCTGCGTGACGCATCGATTTACGGTGCCGCCTATGCGCAGGCGTGGTCGACGCCTAACCCGGCCTACATTTCGAGGCTCAGCCCTTGGGATACCGTCGTTTCCGACGATAAGAGCGCGGCCATCGTCTACTCGTATGACGCGGATGAAGGCACCGAGAACATCGCCTTGTACCGTCTGGTCCGTGACGATAAGGCAATGTGACCGACGTGTATGGTCGTGTCGCCAGACGTGAGGTGGAGTCGCGGACGCTGCCGACCGACAGTCCCGACTATGAGGATGCCGTGTATGAGCTGGCGAACGATGATTCCAAGAAGAAACCGTCGTTGCCCGCCTTGTTCGAATGGGTGGGCGCGGCCAGTTCCGATGGTCTTGATTTCGCCCGTGACTGCGGTTGCCTGCCCATCGTCCAGTTGAAGACCGCGACCGGTCGAGGCCAGTTCGAGCCTCATCTTCCGACGTTGAGCGCCATCGACCAGCAGCGTTTCCAACGTTTCTGCATTCAGGAGATGCAGGCGTTCAAACAGCGTTGGGTGTCCGGCGACCTTCCCGAGTATTACACGAAGCAGGACCCGGCCGTGAAGGCCAACCGTGCGCGTGCCGGCGAAAAGATCGACTACTCGTCCTTGTTCGAGCTTGGCCCCGCCGCCTTGTGGCTGATGCCGAAGGACGCGAAGATGGGCGAAAGCTCCGTGACGGACATCACGCCGATTGTCTCCGCCGCGAACACGGACATCAAACAGTTGGCCGGCGCGTCCGGCACCCCGTTGTCGATTCTCAGCCCTGACGTTTCCGGCAGCGCGGCGGGGGCGAAGCTCACCACCCGCATGTTGAGGCTCAAGGTGCAGGACATGAACGAGCGTGCCAATGATGCGTTCGTGCTGTTGCTTCGCATGGCGTTGGTCGCAAGCGCCAGCAGTCCGCCGCCGATGAACGTTTCGAGACGATGTGGCAGCCGGTCGAGACTCCCACCGATTTGGAGCAGGCGCAAGCCGCCAACTATGTGAAGGGACTGCTACCGGTCAAAACCATCATGCGCCGGTTCCTGAACATGAGCGAGATGGATATAGCCGAAGCCATGCAGGACTTGCAGGACACGGCTTTCGCCACCGCTCTGAGTCAGGAGAACACTCTGGTCGAAGGCAAGACCTCACAGCAGTCGGCTCCCATCTTGCAGGACACGTTGGATTCGACATCGACCATCCCTGACCTGAACGACGTTCTGGGCGACGAGACGTTGGACTCCACCAATGAGGTGACGTGATGGCCGACATGACACAGGCGCTGACCGTCATGGAACGGCAGCGTCAGGCGCTGGTCGACGCCTACGTACAGCGTGCGTGGAACATGTGGAAGTCGCTCGACCCGCCGACTGGTGGAACGACGCGATAACACAGGGCGTGTCCGCGTGGATAACACAGAACCAGATCGCGTTCATCAAAGCCATGCGTCATCTGGGCGTCTCCTATGCGGACGTGATGCTCGGCATGGTGAACGTGCCTTCGGATGGTCAGATTCCCGAATACATCGTCACAAGGGACAACACCGACCCGTGGGCGGTGAGCGTGCGTCCTGCCGACGCCTATCGGAGCATGGCCGTAAGGGACCCGTCGATACGCCCGCTGGCATGGGACAATCTGGACGATTACGTGCAGAAGGCCGTCGATGATTGCTTGACGCCGCCGTGAAACGGTTGACGGACAATGCGAACACCGATGGTCAGATAGCCATGAACAGTGCGGCCACGCAACGATTCCACGGTTCCGGCGTCAGAAAATACCGTAGGGTCATACACCCCGAGCTTTCCAAGACCGGCACGTGCGGCCTGTGCGCCGTCGCGGCCACGAACGTGTTTTCCACGGCCGACCTTCTGCCCATGCACAACAACTGCAAATGCACCGTCGCCCCGATCACCGCGAACAATGACCCCGGTCTGAAACTCAACCGGGAGGATTTGGACGCCATCTACAGGAAGGCTGGCAGCACGTCAGCCGCCGACCTGAAAGCGTGCGCGTCATCATGGAATCGCATAGCGAGATCGGGCCGATTCTCACGCAGTCCCAGTGGCGGCGTGAATACGATGACGGCACTCCCGCGCCGGAATGGCATATCCCCGACCTGAAGATGACGCGCACCGCGTTGCAGCGCATGTACGCGAGGGCTATGGAGTTCCAACAGCATTATCAGAAAGTGCTGGATACGGGCGAGGAAGACGATTTTCCATTCGAGGGTCGAAAGTACAGCTTCCGGCCTTCGGTGCATTTAAGACAAGCCATGTCCTATCAGAGGGCGTGGCTCCAATACCTGCGGTCGACCCTCGGTTTGGCCGCGTGAATGAAAGGGGCGGGCGGATGCCTACCAAGGAAGAACAGAACACTGCCGAAACCGAAACGGTTCAGCAGTC